CATAATCCTCAGACCCAAAAAATTTACCTAATCTTGTTATTGGAACTAATTTTTCTCCCATTATATATTTGTTTAATTATGAAAAGGGTAATATAACCTATATTGATAAATACTCAGTTTATAACTATATTTTAACTAAATATTTTTCTTATAGATGGATATAAGTTTAGAATCAAAAGCATTATCCCTATTGGAATCTTATGAAGGAGGAAACAATTATTTACTTGAACTAAAAAGGAAGTCTCAATTAAACAAAAGGTTCTATCCAACAAGAAGCCAATCGGATTACATTATAAATAACCATAACACTCAACCTAAGGTTGCTAAAAAGTGGGTAATACTCGATGCGTATTTTGCCAAGAAGTTAGCTGACGATAAATTGTACACCGTAATTCCCGAAAAAGTATGGGTTGAAAAATTATTGTGTGACACAGAAAAGGCATTCCACATTTGGGGTAAAGTACTTGAACACGAAGAATTCCACGATTTTTGGTTACCCAAAGCAGCAATCATCAAAGATAATTCAGTTAAGGATGTTGTAATTGATTACGACAAATATTCACACAGACCTCCACTCCAACATCAAAAAGAATCAATTCAAAAACTTGTAGAGAATAAAAAATTTATTCTTGCCGATGATATGGGTTTGGGGAAAACTACCTCTACTATCATTGCGGCGTTAGAGACGGGAGCAAAAAAGATTCTTATTATTTGTCCCGCAACTCTTAAAATTAACTGGAAACGAGAAATAGAAAATTACTCGGACAGATCGATATTCATATCGGAAGGGAAAACTTTTAGTACCGAACACGATTTTGTAATCATAAACTACGACATTATCAAAAACTTTCATGACACTAAGAAAAAAGATGAATCGCAAGTTATTGCTGCCAATTTTGATTTGGTGGTCGTTGACGAAGCTCACTATATCAAAAATCCTACGGCCCAAAGAACAAAACTAATAAACGACATCGCAAAAAATGTTGACAGATTGTGGTTGTTGACTGGTACTCCAATGACATCAAGACCAATGGATTACTTCAACTTATTACATCTTATTGAATCACCCGTTGCAAAAAATTGGATGGCTTATGCTATCAGATATTGTAGTGGATATCAATTTAATGTTGGGGGACGTAAAGTTTGGAATGTAACAGGTTCATCCAATTTGGAAGAATTAAGGGACAGAACAACAGGTCTTGTATTACGAAGACTCAAAGAAAACGTATTAGACTTACCCGAAAAAATTATAACCCCCGTTTATCTTAGATTAAAATCCAAAGCGTATGAAGAAGTTATGGGGGAGTATTATGATTGGTATGATAAAAACCCTGAAGAATCCAAATCATTGACGGTACAATTCACCAAACTTACCAAAGTACGACAAATTATTGCGGATGAAAAAATACTTCAGACAATTGAAATTGCTGAAAACATTATTGAGCAAGGTAAGAAGGTAATCATCTTCTGTAACTTCACCGACTCCCTAAATAAAATTTGTCAACATTTCGGAAAGACGGCAGTCAAAGTTGATGGATCTATGTCCAAACCTGAAAGACAACACAGTGTTGACAATTTCCAAGAAAGTGATAAGGTCAAAGTATTTGTCGGGAACATTAAAGCAGCTGGAGTTGGTTTGACCTTGACTGCAGGAGAAGCGGTAATCATGAATGACCTATCATTCCTACCATCAGACCACGCACAAGCGGAGGATAGAGCTTACAGATATGGACAAAAAAATAATGTCTTGGTTTATTACCCAATATTCGAAAACACAATTGAAGGGGTTATTTATGACATATTAAATAATAAAAAACAAGTGATTGCAACTGTGATGGGGGACAACCTTAATTCCTCCGATATGGCCGAAGAAATCTTGAAAAGGATAAATGAAATCAGAAAATAAACTGATTTCATATTATTTATAGTGAATTAAAATTAATTCAACCACATTATATTTATATGTATGAAAAATATAATATCCATATCGGAGTCTGAAAAGAAGAATATTCGTTTAATGCATGAGTCACTCATCCCCAAACGGTATTTGGAAAATATGGATAATTTATCGGTTTATTCTTTAGTTAATAAATTCATTGATGAGTTAAATTTTCAAAAACAAGTTCATTTACATCATATTTCGATGATTGAAAATAACCAAAGAATAAATTATTTAAAAAAAATACAAGATAATTATGTATCATCCCTTTTCTCTCACAATGATGTAATTTATGAAAATTATTTAACTAATACCAAAATGGTTATCGTTGAATCTGAAATAAGTTTTTCGGAACATATTACTATATTCAACAATTTTTTAGTTAAATCATTAATGTTTGACAATGGTATTATTTCAGAACAATCGTTTAACCCAACAGGATATTTTCAGAAAGCATACGATGCTGCGGGACAAGCTTACAACACAACAAAACAAGCCGCCAGTAATGCCGCAAGCCAAGTTTATGATACATCAAAAAAAGTTGCAGGCCAAGTTGTAGACGCACATGTTCAGGCAGGAAAACAAATTTATGCCGGATCAAAATTAAAAACTGCCGTAGACCATCTCAACAAGATGGGTATAGATGCTATATTTGAAAACATTAGAAAGGCTCTTTTAAGTTATGTAGGAACTGCAATACAAATTGCACTTTCTTTTACAGGATATGGTGCAATAGCCACTGAAGTTGTGTGGGGCATCATGGCGTTATATGACGCATATCAATATTTTGTAAATAAAAAACCTGGTTCATTAACAAATTTAGTTATTGATTTGATTTGTATGTTAACCGCTGGAACAATTGGTAAAGTATTGGGGAAATTTGTTGGGGCTGGAGCAACTTCTCTTAAACAAGTTTTTGTAAAATTTGGGACATCAGTATCTCCATATTTAAAACCGTTGTTGGAACCTTTAAAAAAAGGAATTGTTAATTTGTCAGGTTTTTTACAACCTGCAGTTCAATTCATGAAAGACAAAATGGGAATTACTTGGGCGGCAAACCTTGTTGATGATGTTATTTCAATCGGGAAAGCAATTATAGAAGTACTTGCAGAAATGGTTGGACAAAAAGCCGCTCCTTTAGTTGCTAAAGGGGTCGCCGCAGTGGGTAAGGTATTACCCGATAAATTAGAAAGTAGAATATTCGCAGAACTTGCTAAAAAATCTGAACAAGAACTTACAAAAATGGCTGGTGAAACAGTTACACAAGCACAAATTAAAGCAGCTCAAAAATATGCTGAAGAGTATCTTCAACAGAAACCAACTCAATACGCTTTGGATGCCATAGATGTAAAATTTGGAACTAAAATGGGAGATCTTTATCGTCTTTACGTGACGGGAAGTAAACTTAAAAGTCATACGGATAAAGTTACTGGTGGAAAATATACTCCGGTTGAAAGAGGAACAGATTTGTTAAGAGGGAATGTAACCGCAACAAGTAAAGCGAAGGACTTATCGGTAGGTACAGGAAAAAATATTGCATCGCTAATCTCAACGCAAGGAAGTTCTTCATTATTAAATCCACTTGGTAAAACATTGAAAAACCTTTCAGTTGGAACTTAATTGTTAACGATATAAATAATATTTGGTGTTAAACATACCAAAAATACAAAAGCCAAACATGAGTAAAATACAAACGAAGATTCATCAACTTGAATTACAAATTGTGGAACAAAAAGTAACGAGAGAAAAAGAGTTGTTAATCACAGAAATGAAAAAAATCGGAATAGAAAAACTACCTTATTCCTACTCAGCCCTCAAACAATTTATTGACCCTGAAACAATGGATTTCCATTACAACAAACATTATAAAGGGTATGTTGATAAATTGAATGATGCTCTCTCCAAGAAAAAATATGGAGATTTAGAGTTAGAACAAATAATCAAAACAATAAGTCGATTTGACAAAACAATCAGGAATAATGCTGGTGGTGCATTTAACCACGCATTGTTTTGGAACATGTTAACACCTGAACCCAAACGACTCAAAGGGGATTTACAGAAAAAAATAATCAAGGAGTTTGGAAGTTTCATTTTTTTCAAGAAAAAATTCGAAGAGATTGCCAAAGAAAGATTTGGTTCAGGGTGGGTTTGGTTAGTTTTGACAGGTAGAAATAGTTTAAAAATTATGTCCACCCCAAATCAAGATAACCCTTTAATGAACATTATTGAAGGTGGAGGTTTCCCATTATTAGGATTAGACTTGTGGGAACATGCATATTATCTCAAGTATAAAAACAAAAGAGATGAATATATTTCTAACTTTTGGAAAGTTGTGAATTGGGATTTTGTTTCCAAACTTTATGAAATGAAAACAGAAACAAAACTTTTGGAATCCGTACAATTCAAAAAACTTTTATCGGAAGCAAAGTCAGAGTCTTGTAGTACAACGGATAACGAATTTTACAGAACCTTGTTCAACACTAACGAGGGTATTAAACGCAAATATAGCTCAGCTATCAATAGAATATTGATGGAGGTATTTAGTGATTTGTATGTTGCCAATCCACCCGCAGGTGAATTATCAGGAATTTTTAATTTAGAGTCCGAAGGAAGATCGATTATCAATAAACTGAATACAAACTACACTACATTCTGTATTTTACTTAATGATATAAATCAAGTAATCAAAACAATCAAAGGAAAAAAACCAATATCGTTCGTAGGAAAAACTCCCGAACAACAATTAAGTGAAGTTGAAAGATTTGTTGCAGCATTAGATTATTATAAATTTAGAATATTCAACTTAGAAAGTTCAAGTTTTATAAACATCATGAAAACTTTACAAGAAAGAAATTATTCGGGTAATAAAAGAGAAGAAATTGTCGCCGCGATGTTGAGGAGGTTTTTCGGAAAAAAAGTGAAAGTAGAAGTGGTTGGGGGATTAGGTAGTAAAGATGATGCTTTACGTGGTATTGACCTTAGACTTACAAGTGATGACCAAACTGAGACTGCCCAAGTAAAACCCTTCAGAGAAAAAATAGTTGATGAAAAAAGTGGAACGATAACACTCCTCGGGACCGCACATGTTAAAAACTATTCAACCGACTTATTGATTTTTCAAAAAGGTAAAAATGTTTTGATTTTTAATAAAAAACCAAAAATTGTGGATGGAAACTATGTATTCCCACTCGATGCTTTGAAGTTAGACATCGAATAAACATTTTGTGAATATTTATATTATATGTCAGCAATACCAGAACCAGAACGAAGTAGGATATACACTAGAATTAAACACCAATTAGGTGCACCTCTTAGAAGTGTAGAACTTGAAGATGAGATGTTGGATTCACTAATGGAATTGGCCATCGGGGATTATGAAGAATATATCTTACAATGGTTAATCGATTCACAGTGGGTTAATCTCGTAAACTTGAATATGAACGAAAGGTCGGTTGCCAGAGCTTTGGTAACTCGAACTATGGATTTCGAACAACAATTTAGTTACTCATATTCCAAAATTGTGGGTCTACAAACCACAGGTCCTTGGGTTCTAAAAAAAGATTATTTCATTTTAAGCGCTAACACACAAACTTATGAAATCCCTGCGGGACGAGAAATCAACGAATTATTATGGTTTTCTAACCAACCTTGGACGGCCTTTGGATTAGGGGGAGTTGGAGGATTCGGATTTGGAGGTATCGGATTAGGGGCTAATGAAGCCGGTTACGCTCAAATGGGATATCAAGGGTCATACTTTATGATGTCAGGATTTGACTACTTAATTAGAATGCAAGAAGCCAATATTCTAAACAGAATCTTAGGAGGTTCCTTAACCTATAGAATCACTGGTCTTCCTGATGGAAAAAGACTTATCCACTTATATAACACTCCTGGAGGAAGATTCAATTGGAATAACTACAGTATGTATGTTGGTAAAGCAGTATGGTATTGGTATTATGATGTAGAACCTGATAGTAGAGCCGATTGTTTAAAAAACAATCCTGATATTATCAAACTTCCTACAGACGTACCAATCGAAGAACTTACTTGGACAGACATAAATGTACCAGGTCAACAGTGGGTGAGAAGATGGTTCACCGCATATTGCAAAGAAACTTTGGCTAGAGTGAGAGGGAAATACTCAGGTAACCTTAAGACACCTGATAGTGAAATAATCATGGACTATCAGAGTTTGTTAACTGAAGCTAAAGATGAAAAAACTAAATTGATTGAAGAATTAATTGGAGCTGAAGGTTGGTTAACAAGATTAAGACCTGAAAAAGTAATGGAGAGAGAAGCGTTAATCGCAGAGAACTTAAATAAACAAATGAAGTTCCGAGCAATGCCTCGACAAATATACGTAATTTAATTTTATGGGAATAGTAAAATCAATACCTTCAAGAAGAATAATAAAAGGTGAAGTTATAAACACTTCAGAAATTTCTGTGGTTTCAGAAACTACATATAGAACCAACGGGGAAAGTTGTATTATTGTTAGGGGTGTTGCTCAATCAGTAATTATTTTGGATTCAACAAATACAGACCACGTCGTGGTTAAATCAATGACCAACCTCACCATACTTCCCGATGTCGGTTTAATCGACGAAGAATATGATGAGGTTGTTGTTGATAAGTTTGCTTGTATCGAATTCAGATTTGTTGGTGGAAATTGGTATATCCTTTCTAGTGACGGGCTTAAACAGTCATAAGTTTTTCCTCCCAACCTTCTTCGGCTAAATCGTACATATAGTAAGGACTTAACCCTCTTTTTTCCCAATACTTTAGTTCCAACTCAGTAATATCTAACACGTCTTCTTGTAATCTATCTTGGTCTCCATTAGACAATGGGTGTCCATTAATCAATTCACATTGAGACGTTGTAAAGATTCCTCGTTTTTCGGGGTCACTCACAATTAATCCGTTTCTTACTTCATCTTGAAACACAACCATTAGAGGTTCGATTCGTTTGTTAAAGGTTACTACCGCTCTCGGCACATTGTAATCACCAGTTAAAGTAGGGTCATTACTCAAAATATCTTTGTCCAACATATAACAATTAACCACAACACCATCTTTAACTTCATGGGACTTCGGGTCTTGGAGTTTATTCGCAGCATTCAGATCTTTTAGTTGTTTCACCGTCATCTTTTGAACGTCACCTTGAGAAGCCTTTGTACCGTTATTAACGTACATAATCACATCACCTAAATTCACATTTAAATTATTTTGTATCGCCAATTCCATGTGTGCCATACGAGACATACTATTACCCGATTTAGTTTTGGTCGTTAATCGTTTCTTGTATTCATCGATACCCAACTTAACTCTAGCTCTCTGTGCGATTTTAGATAAAGGTATCTTCTTGTCATATATCGTCTGAAGGTACTCGTAGTAATATTCAACGAACCCTTTACCATTCCCTTGTAATAATAACTTAATACCCTTATCCAAAAACTCCTCAATATAAATCGGAAGTTTTTTTGACTTGATACTGTTACCTGTAAGTTTAATCTTACCCTTCGCATCCATAACCGCATAGTTCTTACGAGCCAAGTTAATGCATGATGGCCAAACACCATCCGTATCCAAAGCCATTTCTCCTCTCATAAAGATGTCATTGTATTCTGCAACATCTGCTTCAGGTCCAAAATATTCTTTACCCAACTTAACCTTCCAATTCAAACCACGTCCAATATATACTCTATTCTTAGCATCCTCGGGTGTAGAGAAGTTTACACCGTCAGTATCCATTACCAATGGAACATAACCTTTTGACATGAAGAACTTAATCATTTGACGAAGGTATTGTCTTCCCGTACAAGTAATTTGTTCACCCATATACATGTCACCCCAAGCATAAACCTGAGGTGCTGACAAGGCTCCAAACATCGAGTTAATAAAGATTTTAATAGGTAATTGTTTGTTACCGTAAGACTCGGATTTTTTTCTATCTGTTTCGTAGTATTGTTCCGCCAAGTTTTTATATCTGATACGAGTATCTCGAAACCACTTTAACATACCCTTCATCGCACCCGTTACATCACAGTCAGGGAATACGTCATGTACCAACTGAATGGAGGGGTATAGAGACGAGAAGTCAAGCTTGAGTACGTCCTTACTATATCCCACCTTAAGTAGTCGTGAGAGACCTCCTACGAAGTCAGTCTTGGATTCCTTGGCAGGTATTGCAATGTTATGTTTATATGACCAAGCCATCATCAACATCTTCCACAAGGTTGCGGTACCCATAGTGGATACTCTCTCATAGGTAGTTGGAATCATCGCGGCAAGTAAGAATGAACCTTGATTGAATTCTTGGTCAACTTTCAAGGTTTCGTCCAAGTCATCGTCAAGATATCGTTCCACCAAATTATCACCAGTAACTTTGATATAAACATCATCCCTACTTTCACAAATCTCATCTATCTTTGGGTCTTGTCCAACCTTACGGTAGTTACCGTTTTGGGTATTCAACCAAAATTCTTCTTTCTTTGCATAAAATGGACCAATGTCCAAGTGGTCAATATAAACTCGGTCAGGAGCTTCAGCATTGATATACTGTGTAATATATTTCAAACCTGCAGACTTAATACTTGAGTTAATTGCTTGTGCTCTACGTACCGCGTGAATGATATCAATCACATTATATCCCCAAATGGAAGTCTGAGTATACAACTCAACTTCGTTAGCAAGTTTCAACATACCTTCTTTCCTTGTGAATGAGTGGTCGGGGTGTAATGAACGACAAATCTTCTTTGGGTCAATGTTTAAGATTTTACATCGTTCGAATATCCAATGCCAGTCGAAGTTTGCAGAATTATATCCACCAATAATACTTGGTTTCAATTCATTAATAATATTAAAAAACTCTATGATGGCACCTCTTTCTTGAGATTCATCGATACATTCAATTACTTTATGGTACCCTTTGTTGGTTTTGATTCCAATCATGAATATACGACCGTCCTTAGGTTCTAATGCGGTCGTTTCCAAGTCAAATACCAAACGTGTTACTTGATTATAATCTTCAAATCCTTTGAATAATCTTTTTTCTTTCGAAACAAGATATTGTTCAACAGGAGATAGAATCATTATTTTTTCTTTTGTTCTCTCACCCCATGGGTCACATCCACCTTCTCTAAAAAATTGAATAAGCTCACGATATCCTTTCAGAGATTTAACCATAAAGGTCATACCTCTTTCTAATCTTTCATTACCGTGTGTGTCAAGTTTTTCAATCATGATACCATGTTTGGTCATGGCTTCCTTCTGAGCGGCTTTTGAACCGCCATAAAAGTTGATGTCTCGTAAATCACCAACCCATGCGAATGGGGTGAATGTATCCTTACGAATTTCTTTACCTTTGCCAGGAATTTCTTTGATTTTGTAGATGGAGTTGGAAGCGTAGTCGAATTCGATTGCGACTATAAATTCTTCGGGATCGTTTCCGTGTAGGAACGATTCAATTTCTTGTTCTGTAAACATTGTCTATATACGAGTGGTTTATTGGCTTTCACACTAACGTGAAGTTTACCTTACTCATCGTCTATAAATATAAAAGAAATTAGTGTCTTGTCAAATTAGCAACAAGCAGTTTCGGAAATAAAACTATCTTGAATGTTAATGTAAAGTTCTTCTCTAATTGGAAGAATTAAACTACCCTCATCGTTACGTATGAGAAATTGACCCTGATATCTGCCAGGGGTATTTGTGTCTCTTGAGGTGAACTTGAAATAAATATAGTACTCAGGTGCTGCCCCCAAAGGTAAAATTAAATTAACGATTTCACAAGGTGCAGAAACAATTTTAGGAATACCTGTTTCCACATCAATCATGGTAAAAAATATAGTCGAGACCTCAAGGTCTTCCATGAGTTGTTGGTAACCTGCTCTACCGTCACGGACGATTTGCATTTTCAAAACTGGTAAAGTTGCATTTTTCTTAATATAGAACTCCATTAATTTTCTTTATTAATAAATATATCGTATATTTGTTTAATAAAAGTGAAACTTTAATCATTCATCAGATATTTATACTATATGGCAAGACCTACAAAATTAGAAGAAGACCGAAAAGTTAAATTTGGTATTAGTTTAGACCCCGAAATTTTTGACCGAATGGTTAAAGAAAAAATAAAAAAATCTACCTTAATCGAAAAATTACTGAAAGAATATTATGGAAAAAAAGATTTGTAGTAAGTGTAAGGTTGAAAAAGATGTTTGTGAATTTTACAAAAAAAATAAATACTCAAACTTATATAGGGGACAATGTAAAAAATGTATGGATACAAATTCATCTACATATAAAAAAAACAATGCCGAAATTATATCTGAAAAATCTAAAAAATTCAGGAAGGAAAACCCTGAAATTAACAAAGAGAAATGTAGAATTTATAGGGAAAAAAATCCTGAAACTTTCAAAAAATGGTTAGAAAAAAATAAAGAACATAGAAGAACCTATATAAATAATTATAACTTAAACCCAAAAAATAAAATTAAAAATTCTTTGAGGTCAAGAATAAATGAACTAATGAACAAAAAATATGACAACCCGAGAACCATTAATTTGGTCGGTTGTGATTATGATTTTTTGATGAAATATATTGAGAGCAAGTTCACTGAAAACATGTCTTGGGATAATTACGGGTATTATGGTTGGCATTTAGACCATATAAAACCGTTGTCATCCGCAAACACTAAAAAAGAAATTTATGATTTATATCACTATACAAATCTTCAGCCACTTTGGGCTGAAGATAATTTGAAAAAAAGTGATAAAATTTTATCTTAGTTCTCTTTTCTTAAATCACGAGAATAGTGGTCAAAACGGTTATGCTCTGTAGGTGTTAGTAATAACAATCCAGGGTACAATTCTCCTTTTTTTACCAATTGATACATGTGGCTCATCCAGGTTTGTTCAAAAATATGTGCCCATGTTGTATCTAAAAACATCTTTTGGTTTCCAATTCTACTAACAATCTGAGGCCAATTACAGTAGTAAATTTCACCTTTAGCGTAAGGAACTCCCTTATGAGATAACACTGAGTTAAATTGTGTTTTAGGTGCATTAGGGTCTAATCCAATTTCAGGTAATCTAGGTTTATCTGGCCAAAATTCTGTTCTAACATGTTGTGGCACGTTGTACCAACTCCACTGCACACTATTATCACCGTAAAATTCTGTGAAGTTTAACTTCAAAAAATCAAAGTTTTCTTTTTTAATAATTTCTAACGACTTACTATATAAGTTTGGAACGTACCGATTGAATCCATTCCTACAAACTTTACCTTCGTTTGGATAAAAAAACATATCATCTTCAAATAGCAAATGATAATCCAAATCTGTTTCATTTTGGAAGTGTTCTGCAATCCATTGTCTACCCCCGCATATTCCCAAATTATCTTTTTTAATGTGTTCGAATCCAAATTCTTTACAAATCTCCGAGTATTCCGCGGTAGTTGACAAGTCGCTTGAATTATCTAACAAAAACTTAGTTGTCTTGTTAATATAATCTTTATCATACGCCAACATAGAATCAATTAAAGTCTTAAATTGTTTTGGACTATTGAACGTGATTACGTAGAGACCTACTTTGTTTGTATCCAAATTATTAACAACTTGAACAGAACTTTCATTTTTAGCCTTCAGGGTATCATTCTTCAAGTCTTCGAAAAATTTACCAACTAATCCATTGGATTCGATTTCAAAATAATTGAATAGGTCAGAATGTTTGTAGCACATAATACTGAATATAGATTCTTCAGTACCCATGTATCCTTCTTCTAATGTACTTTTTAACAGTCCATAATAAATTCCATTTACATCACTAATTGTGTGTTTGGGTCCACCGAAGAACCCTCCTCTTGCAACTTTATTAACTTTATCTCCTGCGATTGAATTTAACTTAGAATATTCAAACCCATGAATTTCTTTTTCTGCATCGTAAGGAAATGATATAAATGAAAACTTTGAAACATATTTTGTTAATTTATCCAATACTTTATCGTGGGTGAAATAACCTGGATGAACGGTATTTGTTAATCCTCCATCAATCCAAAATATATATTCGGAATCAAATCTACCCATAATTTTGGCATCATGTAACAAAAACATTTTTGACATGACCAATGGATTATAGTTTTCCAAACGACCCTGTGTGGATTCTTTTAACCAACCCGACTGATTATACCATTCTGGATTCGTTCTAATTTTTTGAATTAATGGAAAAAATTCTGAGTTGGTAAACCAACTTAGTGGTCGGGTGATAAATTGTGTGTTTTCAGGGTTTCTTCTTGTTTCTACGAAAGATCTTAATTCTTCGTCACCGAATATTATTAAGTTTTCTTCAACTTTTAATAGTTGTTCAAATTTATCCAAATAATGTTGAAACGGTCGGCTCCAACCTTCCTTAAGTTCATCTCTACCGATATCCCAAATTCCTGTTACTAATGTTATATTACTCATAAATTCCGTTTAATTCTTCAAATATTTTATTAAAGCTTATATAGTTATCAAAAAAGTTATCGGGGATTTCTCTTGGTGCGTTATCTCTACACCACCAATGGTCGAATTTGATTAATTCAAATAACTCTTTGTTGTTGAAATACATTAATGACATTACGTTTTCTTCATGTGGAATACTTTTATCAGTCACAATAATATTCTCGAGATAGTTTTCAAACAAGGTTACAACATTATCCCACAAATCTCTACGTCCACCAAAAATACCTCCAATCACGTGAATGCTTGCATCAAACTCAGTATACCATCTAGGGTGTACGGTACCGGCCCAAAAATGTCTAACATTGTCTTTACCGACTAACAAAAATTTATCACCAGTCTTATCTATTAAGTTCTGTAAAAATAAATTATTAAATAAACTACATTCATAATTTTGAGCATAATAATCACTTGTACCCAAATATTTCTGTGCAAATAAACCGCAATGAGATAAACCTGCGTCTATCCAATAGTAGTAGTCATACGACTTGTCTTCATTCCACCACCAATGAAATTTGCTGAATTGAATTTCAACACATCTATCACTTTGTTTGGTTACTTCAAGATTTTTATGTTGATTGATAATATCTCTAAACTTTGTATCTGCAATATCAAACACTTGGAATTTGAGTTTTTCTCTCGAGATGGAACATTCTTCGTAATAATATTGTTCTAAAGATTCTAACTCTCTCTGTGAGGTATAACACAGAAAGTCTGCGTCTGTCATCTTTAATAAAGATAATAAACTTCGTCTATAATGACCTGCTCGTCCAATTCTTCCACCGAACTCAGTACCATATAAATCATTATAAATTGCGGTTATAAATTTAACTGACATAATAAAAATCTTTCATTTCTTTTTTTCGTTTAAGTTCTTCGTTTCTCTGTTGGTCCAAAAACTCACCAGGAATTTTAAATGGGCAATATCCATTCCAATTATATGTTTGTACATAAAAGTTATTGTATTGGCCATTGGAAACATCGGACCATCCACCATGCTGTGGGCCAATGGGTAAAATTGGAATATAACTTTGTTTCTTTGAAGAAATAAACTTGAATATAAAGTCGTCTATAGCATAATATCCTAACTTACTAGGTTCTTCTAATTCCAACAAATCATCGTATATTGATTGATGATATAGTATCATGTTAGTCGCGAATATATCTCTATGGTGTGGTAGACAGGGTGGCAAATTTGTTATGTCTATCAATGTTTCAAGAGTATCATGTTTCAACACAGGTCTGTTCAATGTTGGAGCCAAATTGATTACACCAAATTCCAAGTTATCAAGTTCAACTTCAATTTTTTCAAGTAGAGACTTTGCGTATGGCATCACCGAACAATCATCCTCAACAACTAATACACACTCATAATTTCTTTCTTTAGCCAACTTTATAATTTCGATGTGTGATAATGAACATCCAACATGTGAGTTTGTGTCGACTGCGGGAAATAATTCATAATCCCAACCAATGTATTCCATCTCTGATTTGATTGATTCTAATCGGTCGGGTCTTCTTTCTAAGTTCACCACAAACTTAGGTATTTCATTAAACTTCATAACCTAACATTTTGATTGTAAAGTCCACACTCGATGATGGACTCAAATATTTATTGTAATATTCTTTGGCATTTTTGGAAATAAAGTTCAAAAATTCATCGTCGTCTTTTACTTCCAAGTATCTTTTAATAATTAACTCCGCGTGATGTTTTTCACCGAGTCTATCCAACTTCATCCAATCAAATAAATCATCAGGTCTGTCAACGGAAATGTAATGAACATTTGGAATTAGTGGTTCGAAAAACTCGGTTGTGTATTCAAATCTAATGAATGGAACACCAAGTCCCATATATTCAATATCTCTATAACACATCTCACCTCGGCCAGCAACTGATAATCCTAATTTGAATTTAATGAGTTCATTTACATATGTATCAAATCCTCCAATGGAATTGCCGCCATAAAATACATCAGGAGTAAAGTGGTTCAAAATTGTTCTACTAAAAGTCTCTCCTCTAAAATACATTCTATCGTCCTTAGGTGTTATTTCTTGTCTTTTTTGATAAAACGATTCTAAATCGTATTCATTAGACGGGAAATAAATCCATGGGAAATACTTGTGTTGGTGTTCTTTGGCAACATGATGATATACCTTATTTCGTACGAACTGAGATATAAATATTTTTTTTGTGTTGTCATAGGACTGAAGATTTAATGAAGTGGGAGTTAAGTCATCAGACACACTTAGAATTTGAGTTTCTTTGGTGTCATAGTCTTCTATAATCATTTCACAATCTTGCATTTCGACAAAAAAATCTTGGTCTTCATGCCATCCTAACTCAACATTAACACGTCCTCTATGAACGTTTTTATAATATCTATCAACAATAACCTCATTTTTTTCTGACAATTTTTTTACTAAGTTATCAAAAAAAACATTATAATACTTATATCTGTTGCTATAGTGATTTGTAGGTTGATGTATTATTAATTTTTTACTCATATTAAGACACGATATTATGGTTTAGTTGTCCAGTTAGCCTATCACACCAACCTTTAGATTCTGAGTGAGGCCATACAACCCAATATGATGGTAAAATTGTTGTTGGGAATTCTCTCCAAACTTTACAATATTTGTCAGGGTCTCTCATAAATCCAGCAATTTCATTTTTATCGGCATCTCTTCGGTAAATCGTTTCATCATTTGGACCGTGGAATGCAACCACCCAAAAATCATAATCTTTTTCAGGCACACTTGAATATCCAATATCAATACAATGTTTATATATTGTTGAGAAACTTTTTTTCCACTCCTCTTCATCTTCAATTACAGGACTAGGTGCATAGTTTTTATCCAAACAGTGTTGGTCAACCGCTCTTTTTTCAAATAATAAACCCGCATATCTTTCATATTCTCTTAAAGTTCTAACAGTACCAAATCCGTACGGCCCGTCATGTCCTTCTTGAGTTTCACCATCCATACCAAATAGTTTTCTATTTGTTAGGTGAGAGTGTTTGTTTTTATCTCCCCATGTCTTGTCATCATCCCACTGCTTAGTGCGACCTTTACGAGTGTACTCGTGGTACACGACAGGAATGTGTGGGTGGAATAAATCATAACCCCAAGTGTATGCTCTTGCTGCGATAGAGATTTCTTCTCCGTGGAAATAGTATTCAGGATTGTGTTGTACTTCAGTTGAGAATTGACCTAAAGTGAAACAGAAGTGAGCTGAGTAAAATCTTGAGGTTACGGGTTTTGTCATTTCTTTCCAACCTGGAATTGTTTCAGGCAAGAAGAATACCGCTCCTTCAGGAATAAATCTGTCGAATGCCATTCTCCAAGCGTCTTGTGATCTACCTGCTGGGTCGTTTTCAGGGTCAAATGACGGCACATAACCTGTTAGTAAAGGTTTCTTATATCCATCCTTTTGTAACCCTTTAATCATCTTAATTAACACATCATCCCAATCCTTAATGAATCTCATGTGAGAATCAATTTGTAGGGTGTATGTTTCACCATCATATAATTGTTGGGTAAGATTTCTGGCAAAACAAACTCCCTTAGATTCCTGATATGGAATATCCAAGATTTTGAATCTTTTATCTTTCCTGTATTCATCTAAATTATCGAATCCGTCAGATTCACTAAATTGTCTTGCGATACCGAAAACCAAATTCTTTGGTTTTTTTGCATTTGCAATCATATCTTTAAGGGTTGGAACCAACTGTGGGTCTCTGTAAGAAGCTATCTGAATAAAAATTTTCATTTGATTTATATTTTACTATAAAATAAAAAAACCCTCTGATAAGTAGAGGGTTTTTGAATATAATTTTTAACTTCTTTTGAAGTAAAACACAATTTTTATGGTACATCAATTATATTAATTATACCTTGCATCGATCCGTGGATTTGACAGATGTAGTAAAGTGTGGATGGTGCGTTATAAGGGACAACAAAAGTAATTGTACCATTGTCGATTCCATTATTTGTTACACCATCGTTATATGCATCACCTGTACCAGTCACTGGTGTTGTTTTTATCCAAAACGGATGTCCAGTTGCTGCAATATTAAATGTGTAAGTTTGACCTTCAGTTACAGTTAATGTTGGATTTGATTGTCCGTTTATGATATAAGCTGACGCACCACTATTAGTTACAGTAAATGTATTCGGAGGTGTTGCTGTTGGTGTTGGTGTGTTAGTTGGAGTCTCGGTATTTGTAGGGGTGTTAGTTGGAGTCTCACTAGGAGTATTTGTTGGAGTTTCGGTATTAGTTGGAGTAGGAGTATTAGTTGGAGTTTCTGTCGGAGTTTCAGTATTTGTTGGAGTATTTGTTGGAGTTTCTGTGTTAGTAGGTGTTGGAGTGTTAGTTGGGGTTTCAGTGTTTGTTGGAGTTGGAGTCTCTGTTGGTGTTTCAGTATTGGTTGGAGTCGGAGTATTTGTTGGTGTAGGTGTTTGAGTTGGAGTTTCAGTGTTAGTAGGTGTTGGAGTTGGAGTTGGTGTTTGGGTTTCAGTTGCAGTAGGAGTTAGTCCTGGCGTTGCGGTTGTACTTGGTGTTACAGTTTGAGTTGGGGTTTCTGTTGGTGTAGGTGTTGGAGTTGGAGTACCTGTTCCAGTATTTGTTGGCGTAGGTGTTGGAGTACCTGTTCCAGTATTTGTTGGTGTAGGTGTTGGAGTACTAGTCCCCGTAGCAGTAACACTCGGAGTTGGAGTGTTAGTCGGAGTATTTGTTGGTGTTGTAGTATTAGTTGGGGTTGGCGTTTGCGTTGGAGTATTTGTTGGTGTTACAGAAGTTGGAGGGAATGAACCTTCATTCACTAATGATATGACTGACCTAAATGCTGATGCCACAGTATAGGTACCATCAATAACCCATATATTTTTAGTTTGATTTGGGAATAATTCAACTTGATAATCCCAAATGGTGTCATCACATCTTCTATAGCTGAAGTTAACTATTGTTGACCCAGTGTTCGTGAGTACATATTTACTACACGCCATTTTTATCTATTTAGAGGCATCCATTAGGGTCTACAGATGTTATCTGTCCCAAACCTCCCGACACTATGAAAACTGCAGTTCCGTTTGAGTAATATCCATTAGCGACTGGATTAGTCGGAGGATTACCTGGAGTTGTGTATAAAAATTCACCAGCATTAGGACCAGGTCCACCTGCTACCGTACCATAAATTGTGTTAGGTGAACCACTAAAATCAACACAAGCATCATTTGCGGTTGCACCTGTACCTAAACTATAAGTATAATATCCAAACGTTGGAGTCGGTGATGGTGTATTTGTTGAGGTTACAGTAGGTGTTGGAGTACCGGTGTTAGTTGGAGTTACTGTTTGAGTTGGAGTTTCGGTATTTGTTGGAGTTACAGTAGGTGTTGAACTATTTGTTGGAGTTACAGTAGGTGTTGAACTATTTGTTGGTGTTACAGTAGGAGTTTCGGTATTTGTTGGAGTTACAGTAGGTGTTGAACTATTTGTTGGTGTTGGAGTTAAAGTTGAACATAAAGTTCCAAATCCTAGGACAAATCCGTTTGAATCTAATTCAAAAACAAATCCATTATTTTGGATGAATCCTGTCATACTGATTGATGGTGGGAATGTAGAAATGTTTGAGAATTGACTTGACAAATCAAACTGTGAATTATTACCGTAAACAACTACTGTTGAGAAATATTGTCCACATGCAGCATCAGATGTTAATCCTGAATATACTGTAAATGTGTTATTTGCAGTAGGTGTTGGAGTGCCAGTATTAGTTGGAGTTTGAGTTAGTGTTTGAGTAGGTGTTGGAGTACCAGTGTTAGTTGGAGTTACTGTTTGAGTTGGAGTTCCGGTATTTGTCGGTGTAGGAGTTGGTGTACTACCTGTTCCAGTATTAGTTGGTGTAGGAGTCTGAGTTCCAGTATTAGTTGGTGTAGGAGTCTGAGTTCCAGTATTAGTTGGCGTAGGAGTCTGAGTTGCAGTATTAGTTGGTGTAGGAGTTTGTGTACCTGTTCCAGTATTTGTAGGTGTAGGAGTTGGTGTTCCAGTACCCGTAGCAGTCACACTTGGAGTTGGTGTATTAGACGCCGTATTTGTTGGTGTTGTAGTATTAGTAGGGGTTGGTGTTTGCGTTGGAGTATTTGTTGGTGTTACAGAAGTTGGAGGAAATGAACCGGCATTAGCCAAGACAATAGACCCTCTGAATGATGAGGCTACTGTATAAGTTCCATCGATAACCCAAATATTTTTTGTTTCATTCTGAGCTAATTCAACTTGGTAGTCCCAAAATGAATCGTCGCATCTTCTATAACTGAAGTTAACTATTGTTGAACCAGTGTTCGTGAGTGTATATTTACTACATGCCATTGTTTTCCTTGTTTAATTTATAAATACTGCAAGATTGATTAATATATATTTTTATTTAAATGTTTTTATATCAAATTGATTATTGAATTTATTTTTGTTTCAATATTTCAATTTCAGATTTGATTGTGTCGTTTTCGGATTTAAGAGATTCGATTTGAATTTGTTGTTCTTGTATTGCTTTGATGATTGGTGCGATAAGTTCTTCGTATGTTAGACGGTAGGCATTTTTATTATCATCATGTCCTAAACCATCAAATTTAACATCCAATTCTTCTAGTGCTGATTTAAGTTCTTGTGCTATTAGACCGTAATGTTCTTTTGTTCCTGCTAAGTTACCATCTTTTTGTCCGTACTCATAACTACATTCTCTAACATATGTGTCTCTATGATCCCAGTTAAAGGATACAGGACGTAGTTTTGTGATTAAATCAAGACCTAGTTTGGAAGGTAATGTTTGGATGTTGGTTTTGTCTCTACAGTCGGAAACGTTTGACCATGCTGCGTAAACACAATTACAGACGTTGTTTGCTGAGTTACCCCATACTGTGTGATTACTAACTGTATTAGTGACCGCACAAAATCCTACCGCAATTGTATTAGAATTACCGTTAAGATGTTGAGCATTGAATCCTAACGCCGTATTACAACTCGCACCTCCGCTAGCACTAAACAACGCACAAAATCCTACCGCAGTATTAGAGAAACCAGTATTACTACTAGATAAAGCCCCATACCCAAGGCTTGCATTATAACCTCCGGTTGTGTTACATCTTGATGCCAAAGTACCTACAGCAACGTTTCTATTTCCTGTTGTATTATATCTTAATGCACAGTAACCAACTGCTGTGTTGTTTGATGCTGTGTTTGAAAACAAAGAATAAAAACCTACTGAGGTATTATTATTACCCGTAGTATTAAATATTAATGAGTTATTACCTACTGCTGTGTTTCTAGTACCTGAAATATTATATCTTAATGAATTAAATCCTACTGCTGTATTACAAACTCCAGTAGTATTATTTACTAATGTACCATATCCCAATCCCGTATTGGCAATACCAGTTGTGTTTCTGTATAAAGAGATCCTACCGACAGCTGTATTATTAGCACCAGTAGTGTTTAAAGATAATGCTCTATCCCCTAATCCAATATTACCTACACCAGTAGTATTACATTTTAATGCGCAATAACCCACCGCTGTGTTATTTGATGTTGTGTTGAACATCAATGCTTGATACCCTAACGCTGTATTATTAGAACCTACTATATTACTTAAAAGTGCATCATCACCTACTGCGGTGTTGTTTGCACCTGTTGTATTAGATAAGAGTGTTCTAGTGCCTAAAGCGGTATTGCTTGTTCCGATTGTATTAGCTCTTAATGCTCTGTATCCAACAGCTACGTTGGCATTTGCGGAAGTTGATGCAAAGTTTGAGTAACGTAATGCATCGGCTCCTATAGCCACTTGGCAACCTCCCGTTGTATTAAAACGAAGTGCAAGACTACCTAGTGCCACATTATTGGATCCTGTTGTATTAACTAAAAGGGAACAATGTCCTACTGCGATGTTACATATTCCTGTCGTATTACAACTAAGTGAAGAATTACCTACTGCGGTGTTACATTCTCCTGTCGTATTACAAGCAAGTGAATTACTTCCAATTGCAGTATTATTGGACCCATTATTACAACGAAGTGCAAGATGACCTACAGCAACATTAGACTGTCCTGTTGTGCCTAATTGCATTGCTTGAGTACCTATTGCGGTATTATTACATCCTGTTGTGTTTTGTTGAAGCGTTCGAAAACCTATTGCAACATTAGAAATTCCTGTGGTATTACCAAAAAGTGAACAAAATCCTGTTGCGGTATTATATGAACCAATAGTAGTATTTCTCATTGAACAAAATCCTACAGCAGTATTTTGAATTGCAGTGGTGTTAGCATATAAAGCATTGTACCCTAAAGCAACGTTAGATGATCCAAAAGTATTATTACGAAGTGCATAACTACCTACGGCGATATTATTGTTACCGGTTGTATTACTACGAAGTGCGTTATTACCTACAGCAGTATTACAAAATCCACTAGTGTTAGAAACAAGGGCACAATTACCCACCGCAACATTACGGTATCCAACAGTGTTAGCACAAAGTGCATAATTACCTACTGCGGTATTATATCCTCCAGTAGTGTTAGCACGAAGTGCGGCATTACCTATTGCAGCATTACGAATTCCTGAAGTATTGTTATACAATGCGTAACTTCCTATTGCTACATTGCGGCAACCTGAAGTATTACATACAAGGGATTGGACTCCTATTGATGTATTAAACGTTCCTGTAGTATTGTTTTGTAAGGATCTTCTTCCAATAGCAACATTATCTGTCCCTATTGTATTTTGATAAAGAGAAAGTTGACCTACAGCAGTATTTCGATTACCTGTAGTGTTAAAACGCATTGAACAAGTACCTAAGGCGGTATTGTTTGATCCTATAGTATTAGTGGTCAATGCTAAGTACCCAATTGCAACATTATTTTGACCTGAGGTTTGAGACTGTAAAGCATTATTTCCTATTGCGATATTACGGGATCCTGTAGTATTACCGCAAAGAGTTGCACATCCTATTCCTACATTGCGACAACCTATTGTATTATTACAAAGTGAAAGATAACCAATTGCAATATTATCATTTCCTGTGGTATTTGCATAAAGTGTACAAGTTCCTATAGCGGTATTTCTATAACCACCAGTATTACATTGCATTGATCCAGCTCCTAGTGCGGTATTATTGTTTCCAAAAGTATTTGCTTGTAATGATCTTAGTCCTATTCCACTATTACCACGTCCTATAGTATTTGACTCTAATGTCCTAGTTCCAACTGCTGTATTACTGTTTCCTGTTGTATTAGATCTTAATGCTCTGTATCCTACCGCTACGTTGGCATTTGCGGAAGTTGATGCAAAGTTTGAACAACATAATGCGTCTGTTCCTATCGCTACTTGGGCGTTACCGGTAGTATTACAACGAAGTGCAAAACATCCCAATGCTGAATTATTACTTCCGGTTGTATTATATGTAAGGGCGCTTGAACCTACTGCTGAATTTCCTGCACCTGTTGTATTACAACTAAGAGCATTGCTACCCACTCTAGTATTAGACGTAATACTTCCACCACCCATACCAACGCTAACATTATTATTAACTAATAAGTCGCCATTTGCCTGTTGACAAGTTGAACTGTTCCCGATTGTGGTTGAACTTGTAAATTTGACAATATATTCTGTTGTACCCGATACGGCTACAGATGTTCCGCTTGTTCCTGAAGTTCCGCTTGTTCCTGAAGTTCCGCTTGTACCATCTGTTCCACTAGTACCACCACTTCCAGTTCCCCCACTAGTTCCTGATGTTCCACTAGTCCCTGATGTTCCACTTGTCCCTGATGTTCCAGTTGATGAAGTGGAAGAACCAAAAATTAAACCACTCGTTCCTAATACAATTGGATTTGGAGTGTTCAAAACAAATACTCTGTCTCCAGTAGTAGTTCCAGAATTAACAAACACCTGAAGACCTTGAAATACATCACTATCAATTGACATATCTACCGCCCGACTCCAAGTTCCTCCACTTACAATATAAATCCCGTTTTCTGATGATGGACTCTGATTCTTAACCAAAACTCTGTCACCATTGTTTACAGATATTCCATCTATGGTCTGAGTACCACTAAGAGTAATCGACCCAACAGTTGCAACTAAACAAGGATTCGAGACACTAACACCTTTTATTTGGGAATATGTACTTATACGTGTAATCATTTTATGGAACCTGTTTGTATTGAAATTAACTATTCTTAGTTTATTACTAAATAGATTTATACTATATTATTTCTTTGTAGTATGGACTTTAATTCATCGTTTTCAGATTTAAGAGACTCTATTTGTGATTGTTGTTCTTGTATTGATTTAATTATTGATGGAATTAATTCTTCGTATGTAACTCGATAAGCATCTTTATCGTCATCATGTCCTAAACCATCAAATTTAACATCTAATTCTTCTAGTACGGATTTTAATTCTTGGGCAATTAGACCGTAATGTTCTTTTGTTCCTACTAAGTTACCGTCTTTTGTACCATACTCATAGCTACATTCTCTAACGTAAGTATCTCTATGGTCCCAGTTAAAGGATACGGGACGTAGTTTCTTGATTAAATCTAAACCTAATTTGGATGGTAATGTTTGAACGTTGGTTTTGTCTCTACAGTCGGAAACAGTAGACCATGCCACATAAACACAGTTGCAAGTATTGTTTGATGAGTTACCCCAAACTGAATGGCCTGTTGTTGCTGAAGTACATGCGCAACAACCCACGGCTATGGTGTTATTTACACCTGCTGTTATTGAAGCCTGCGCGTAGTGACCTAAAACGGTATTTCCACTACCAGTTGTACTTTTACCTAAAGCGTAATATCCTACAGCAATGTTTGCAATACCTGTGGTGACGTTTCTTCCTGCTAATGCGCCTACGACGGTATTGTGACAAGCCGCAGTAGCAAGACATAAAGCTCCAAATCCTATTGCAGTAATAAAACGACATGTTGATGATGGTGCTGCTCTGTATCCTACGGCCGTCATTCCATAACCAGTTGTATTATTTCTCAACGCACAGACCCCAACTGCTGTGATGCCGGCACCTATAGTGTTCTGTGACATTGCATCGAAACCAATAGCTACGTTTGCCGCTCCAGTAGTATTATTTCTCATCGAATTACCTCCAACTGCTACGTTTGCGTTTGCTATGTTACATCTTAAAGAATTATATCCTACAGCAACATTTGAGTTACCTGCGGTTCCCAAACCTGCTTTGGCTCCAATGATAACGTTTTGACATGTCCCTAAACTACCACTTCCAGCATTAAATCCTATACTTACATTATAAAATCCAGTAGTATTGACACATAAAGAACTAAATCCTATTGCAGTATTAGCATATCCTGTTGTATTACTTTGTAACGCTGATAATCCAAGACCAGTATTACAAGAACCAGTAGTATTAAACACTAAAGAGTTAACTCCCATACCAACATTGTATCTACCGGTAGTATTTGCTTCTAGTGCTCTTCTTCCTACGGCAGTATTACCCGTTCCTGTAGTATTATTAAACAATGCATTAGTACCTACAGCAGTATTGTTGTCGGATATTGTATTACATTGCATTGCTCCATTTCCAATAGCAGTATTACAAGTCCCTGTAGTATTACTTCTTAATGCATAGTACCCAACAGCTGTATTATTCGAAGCTGTATTAAAACGCATTGCCTCCTGTCCTATTGCCACATTTCTATTACCACTAACGTTAGAACATAAAGCTCTATCACCTACAGCAACGTTAGTACAACCAATTGTATTGAGTAATAAAGCACGAGTACCTATAGCAACATTTAAAGTACCTGTAGTATTACAGCTTAATGCATTATAACCAATAGATGTATTACTACCACCTATTGTATTACTTCTTAATGCACAAAATCCAACTGCTGTGTTGTTTGCTCCTATTGTGTTGGAAAACAATGATAATCCTCCTACTGCAGCATTACCTGTTCCTGTTGTATTACAATATAAAGCATAAGTTCCTAATCCAGTGTTCCAGTTTCCTATTGTATTATTTCTTAATGTTCTACTCCCTAAGGCTATGTTAAGTGATCCACTTGTATTATTTCTTGAGGCTTCCCAACCTATTGCTACGTTGTTGTTGCCGACGCTAGCAAACAAGGCGTCAGTACCTATAGCTACGTTCTGTGACCCAACTTGATTAAATAAAAGAGCGTTTCTACCTACCGCGATATTACAGACTCCTCCTGTATTACTATATAAAGCATAAGTTCCAACAGCAATATTACTACTTCCTATTGTATTTTGTCTTAATGCTCTGGCCCCAACTGCAGTATTTTGTGCTCCAGTTGTATTGGAGTATAGTGCTCTATATCCTACTGCTGTTATAGCAGTTGCATTATTATTTCTTAACGCCCCACATCCCATTGCGGTATTAAGGCTTCCTGTTGAATTTGCAATCAAGGCGTGATATCCTATAGCAGTATTGCTTGATCCATTTGTATTCTGCTGTAAAGCACTTTGCCCCATTGCAGTATTTCTAAAACCTCCTGTATTATTTAAAAGAGCGTTCAAGCCTACTGCAGTATTTTTAGCTCCTGTGGTATTTTGTT